GTATGGAAGAACTTCAACTCTCAACAAATGGTTGTGTACGTTGACTCTGCTAACAAACAGCACCTTTACTTCCTTGACGATGGTGGTACGCAGGTCTACCAACGTGTCGATGGCACCTATAATGACAACGGTGCTGCGATTGAAGCATGGTGTACCTCCTGCGCTGAAAACGCTCAAAACCCTGACCTCACAAAGTTCTGGGTAGATATTCGTATTATGTTCCGCCGTCTGTCCGGTCAAGTTACCTTTACGGTATACCAAGACAACGGCATTAGTGTCGGTACTGCGGTGATTGGTTCTGGGAGCACCCGTGGTATGGGGCTCAAGTCCCTAGGCCGAGTCAAGATGGGTCTCGATGGTCAGACAACGACTGCTACAACTTCATTTGTCGATAACCCCGAGTCCATCGGACTTAACCTTAATTCCCGTTCCATCCAATTCAAGATTTACAATAACCGTGTCGATGAGAACTTCGTTGTTCTGGGTCAAGTATATGCCTACTACCCGAAGAGTCACTTCGTCTTTGATAGCTCACAAAAGATTTACTTATAGTCAAATCTGTGCTATAATATGAGAAACATGCGCTAGATGCACAAACGCAACCAAGTTGCAACTAAACACAAATAATTAAAAGGAAATATAAATAACATGGCAATTCAACTACAAGGTGGTTCCAGCGCTGGTATCCCTCTTGGTGGCAGTTATGTTCCATCTACTCCAGTCAGCGGTAGCTCTCTGCAAGGTGGCAGCCCAAGCCTCCAAGGTTCTAGCCCTACTCTTCAAGCCGGTACTTCGCAACTGCAAGGTGGCGCAATCAACATTCAGGGCTCTAATGTCAACCCACAAAACTTAATCGACCCTACAGCTAACGGTCAGGTACAAGGTGCATCTACTGTTGTAGACCCTGCTGCCGCTCAAGCTGCTGCTGCCGCTGCTGCCCAAGCCGCTCAGGTCGCACAACTTAAAGGCCAAATTGGTGATCTTGTCAACACTGTTAAAGGCATCTATGATGGCCGCTATGGTCAGGTAGACTCAAGTGCTGCTGAACAAGCTGGCAAACTTAACGACCGCTTCGGTAAAGAATCTGCATCACTTACTAGTCAGATTGGTGACCAAAACCAACAGGCCGGTGCTGCATACGCAGGTAACGGTACTTACGACAGCTCATACCGTGGTAACTCTCAAGACACCATTACTAAAGCTGGTAACCAACAAATCGACACCCTCGGTCAAGACCTCCACGATAACCTCGCTACTGTCGCTCAGTGGGTCAACAGCCAAAAAGCTGGCTTCGATGCTGGCAAGGGTTCTGCTGATACTATCGTACAGCGTCTCGCAAGTGAAACCGATCCTAATAGCCTCATCTCTCTGCGTAACCAAATTGACAACCAAATTGCTACCCTACAAGGTCAATCTGCTGACAATAACACTTCCGCTCAGAACAGGAGTGCTCTGGAAACTATCGCTCCAAGCACCGCTCGTGCTACGCAACTTAAGACTACTCTTAGCTCTATCCTCGGTGGCAACGCTGATGCGACGACTAAGGCAGCTATCGGCTCGCAGCTTATCGCTAGTGCCGACCTGACCCCTACTGACCAGTCTAAGCTGCTCCAAGCTTTCCACACTGACCTCGCTGCTGCTGCTCAAACTCCACAGCAACAAGACCCCAACGCTCCAACAGCCTAAGGAGGGCTTAAATGGACCCCAACAACCAACGCCTCCGGCTTCAGGTATTAAACAGTACTAACCCTTCGATTCGTGTAGCAGTCGCTCCGCAGAGTCAGAACATTAGTATTGCTCCTGCTGCCCAATCAGTCCAACCAACTATCAACGTACCTCAAGCACCTGCGAACAATCAAGCTCCGCAGTCTGCTCCTGCCCAAGCTCCGTATACACCGCCTCAACAGCACACGGGTTTCTGGGGACACGTAGGTAACGCTGTAAAAGATATTGCTTCACCATTCGTAAATGTCGGTGAGGATGTTTCTAATGCTATTGGTAACGCTGAAGTAAGCGTTGGTAATGCTCTTGGCTTTAAGGCTAAGACTGGGGTCCAGACTAACCAACAACAGTTCGGTGACATCAACAGCGCTGTTGGTATCAAGACCCAAAACAACGACCTGAAACACTTCGGCGGTAACCTTGCCCAAGTTGGTCTTACCGTCGCTGCACCTTTCACGGGTGGTGAATCACTAGCTGCTGAAGCTGGTATTGACGCTGCCCTTGGTGCTGGCTTTGGTGCTGCTAACACCTTTACGAATAATGACAATGCTACGGTTGGCGACTATGCTAAATCTGCTGGTCTCGGTGCCCTCTTCGGTGGTGCTGGCCGTGTCATTGGTGCTGGTGTTGGTAAGCTCACTGGGCCACTGTTAAGTAAATTTACTGGTAAAGCTACTGCTGACTCCCTATCAAATGCTGTTGCCCAAGAGGGTGACGCTGCTACTATTCAGGCCGGTCTCGGCACTACGCCAGAAATCTCTAAGTTCCTTGCTCGTGAGACTGACCCTGAAGTTATTAAGAATGTCCTTAACGAAGCCGGTGTTGACACTAGTAAGAGTGCCTACCAAGCGCTTCAAGAGCAAGCCGCTGCTAAGAAAAATGCGGCAGACCAGACTCAACCAATCGACTTCCTCGACCCAATGAACCCTAAGCAAAGCCAACTTCCTTCTGGCTGGCACCCTGACGGTGCTCCCGATCCAGTACCAGTCCTTGCTTCTCAAGCTCAGAAGAGCGGTACTGTTGATGAGTTCAAAGCCTACATCGACGGCCTAAAGGGGGAAGACAAAGCTGCTGCTACATCTGCTCTTAATGGTATGACTCCAGAAGAGTTCTACGCCGCCGCTGGTGGTGGTAGCTCAAAGACCGTAGCTCCTGAAACAGGTGCCGCAAGCCTCCCACAAGAGGACCGTGCTGCTATTCAAGCTGCCGGTGGTACTATCCCTGATACGACAATTCACCTTCCATCTAAGGGAGTTTATGCAAAACTGTCGCCTGAGCAAGCCGCTGCCCTAGCTGATGAAACTAAGAATGTAGCAAGTAATTCTAAGGACATCGTACACCTGAGTGCTCACACTCCTGCCCTACAGCGTGGAGCTAAGGAAGTATCACTCGAAGACATCAAAGCTGCCTCGCCTAACGCTAAGTCTACCCTAGATGCTATCGCCCCTAAGGATGTTACTGCTACTGATGGTACTGCTCTACCTGCTGAAGACCTCGCTGCTATCCAAAAGGCTGGTGGTGAAGTACCTAAGCCTGTCGCTGAAGCTGTTGCTTCTCAAGCCCCTGTAGACCCTAACGTCGAAGCTGCTCGCCAACAAGTTATGGACACACTCAAGGGTGGTCAACCTACCCGTGAATATAACAAGGCTGCTGCTGCTCGATCTGCTGAAAAGGGCTCACGCTCTGCTGCTGGTGACGCTGCTTACGAAGCTGCCGGTGGTGGACAAGCTGGTATGCAAGCAAAACTCGCTGCACTTAAGGGTGAATACACCAAGTCAGGCTTCGGCATTGACATGTCCCCTGAACACCAAGCTGCTCTTATGGATCACATCCAAGCTAACCCTGAGCTCAAGCCTTTCGAGAAGACTAACGCACAAATCGCCCTCCACAAACTCCAAAATAATGGTACATCCGGTCCTACTCCTTACGATATTGGCATACTCCGCAAGGCACTCGGTAATGACTTCGGTGATACCGTCCAAGCTGCTGTCGATGATGGCACAACCTTCGCCCAAAAAGCTTCTCACGTTATGGGTGAAGTTGCTGGCCTACCTAAGTCAATCATGGCTTCTTTCGACCTCTCTGGTACCCTCCGTCAGGGAGGTATTCTAGGCTCTCGTTTCCCTAAAGAGGCGGCAAACGCCTTCAAGGAACAGCTTAAATACTTCGGTAGTGAAGACGCCTTTAAGAAGGGCATGGCTGAGATTGTCGCTGCTCCTAACTTCCAAGAGAAGCTCGATGCTGGTCTAGCCGTTACGGGTACTGATGTACTTGACAAATCTGAAGAACAGTATGTCTCTAACCTAGCTGAGAAAATCCCCGGCTTTGGTAAGGGTGTTGCTGCTTCTGACCGTGCTTACACAGGCTTCCTGACGAAGCTCCGTTCTGATGTTTACGATAAGGTTACCCAAGCTGCTGAAGCCTCTGGTGCTCCTATGAGTGAAGCTGACAAAGCCTCGCTTGCTAAGTTCATTAACACTGCCTCTGGTCGTGGTGACCTTGGTAAGTACCTCGAACAACACTCGCAAACGCTGTCAACAGCGCTCTTCTCCCCACGTCTATGGAAGTCTCGTCTCGACATGCTTAACCCTGTCTATTATGCCAAACTGTCTGGTCCAGCTCAAAAACTGGCACTCCAAACTGCGGGAACATTCGCTTCTGAAGCGGGTGCAGTCCTAGGTCTGGCGTCGATGATTCCGGGCGTTACTGTCGAGACCGACCCCCGTAGTTCTGACTTCGGTAAAATTAAGTGGCACAATACCCGCTATGACATCCTCGGTGGTCTCCAACAGAACATCGTCTTCGCTTACCGTGAAATCACGGGTGAGACCAAGAGCTCGCAAACCGGCACGATTACTAAGTTCGGCTCCAAGTTCGGTGGCCCTACTCGTCTGAGTGCTGCTAGTGACATGATCCAAAACAAGGAGAACCCACTCCTGTCTGCTGCTAGTCAAATCCTCCGTGGTAAAGACCGTGGTGGAAACCCAGTCAACCCATTCACAACTGTCGCACAACTAGCCGTACCACTGCCATTCTCTGGTATCTTCCAGAACGCTCAGGACATTGGCTCCGCTAAGAACCCTGCTGACCTCGCTAAGGGTGCTCTGATGGCCGCTCCTGACTTCATCGGTGTCTCTGCCCAAACGTACGGCTCTATCCCAACCAAGAACCAAGGCAAGCCTGACGCTACTGGACAAGCTACTTACGCTGGTAAGATTGAACCAAATATGGTTACTGACTTTAATGGCAAAGTTGTTCTTGACAAAAATGGTAAACCTGTTACAGTTACATTCCCTAATGGGGCCAGTGACCTAACTAAGCAATCACTAATAGATGCCAAGCGCACAACTGCTGTCAAAGACCAGTACCTCCGCAGCCTACCGCAGCAAACTCAAGAGCTCATGAAGCTCAGTGACTCACAACTAAAAGACTACGTCACAAACGGTCAAATCACTCAAGGTGACTTCGACCACATTAAGAACGTCCAGAAGACCGCTGATAGCGTCTCTAAGGGTAACGTCTACGCTGTACCTGATGGTGCTAACAGTCCCGAGGCTAAGCAATACTTCCAGCACTACAACAGTATGGATGCTAAGGACCAGAAGGCATGGCTCGACCAACCGGCAGATACCAATTCACAACATATTACTCAGCAAGTCAACGCCCAACGTATGAAGGGTCTGGATGAGTTCAAACCATCTAACCAACTTGCTTCCCTGTACGCTAACTATGAGAAGGACATCAACACCCACACAACTGGCGATGGTGCCTACACTGCTATCGACCTCCGTAACAAGGCTAAGGACTTCCAAACGAAGGCTGCCAAGCTTAACTTTAACTCGAACGTCAACGACCTGTACTCTGAAGGCGGTAGCAACGATGTCTACACCCTATCTAAGGAAGGCAAGATTAGCAAGGATGACCTCAACCAAGCTATTGCTCTGGATAACCAACTGTACAACGCCGGTCTGTCGAGCTCACTCAAGTTCTCCAAGACCTTCCGCAACAACTTTGGTTACGCAACCCCAACTAATGGCCCTGCATCAAGTTCTGGCGGTGGTGGAAGTGGTTCTTCGGGCAGTCAAAATGCCGGGTCACTCTACATTCCTAGTAAGGGTCCAGCCCTACCTAAGTTCAGCGCAGCCCAGCGTACTAGCCCAGTTAAGACCGTTAAATTCACAGCTCCAGCTAACACTATCCCATCACAAGGTAGCAACCGTGTCACCGCTGGCGGATTCCGAACTACTAAGCTAACTACATTACGCAATTCTGTAGCAAACTAGGTTGACAAACAAGACTAAATAAGATACAATATAAGCAATCCCTAAAGGACAAAAACAAAAATGGCAACACAATACGATCCCACAATCTTTGGGTATCAGAACTTCTTCTCAGCACTACTCACGGCTGACATCACGTCTGGTTCCCTCACAATCGCAGTAGACACAGTACCGAGCGCAACCTCCGGTATTCTTGTCGTTGACCCCGATTCAGCAACTAACCGTGAAGTTATCTTTTACACTTCTAAGGGTGCCTCGAACGTCGTATGTCCTTCCGATGGTCGTGGTTGGGCTGGCACATCTGCTACTGCTCACCTTACAGGCACGACGGTTATTATGGCCGATGTTGCCTCATACTTTACTGGGCTTGCGAACGGTACACTATCCACTGATCCTCTCAGGCTTCTTCTATTCCCAGACTTTGTCCAATCTGGCGGTATTATTGCACTATCGGCTGGCCTTGTTGGTACATTTTCCAACATCGTCTTCTATCTTAATGGTGTGCAATACGCTGGAACCTCAATAGCCAATAAGACCTATACAGCATCTAAGGACACTTATGTTGACATCACAGGGGCCTCTAACGGTGCTGTCACTGTACTTTACACTGAGGTTGCTAACGGTGCTGCTGCACCTGCGCTTACGACTAACTACATTCGCTTAGGCTACGTTGTGACTAGCGGTTCAGCAATCACTACGATTAACCAACGTGCAAACATGGCTACAGGCTGGTCCGGTTTTGATAGTATCGCTAACCCATGCTACCCACAGTTAAAAAATGCAAACGTCGTCGGGCGTTATACCCAAATTACAGCTTCTTCAACGGGAGTTTCAGGATCAGCCGTTCCGTGGAATGGTATGTCTAGTATGGCCTTCAGGGGAATCGCTGGCAAAACATACCGAGTTACTATGCACGAGCCTATCCTTGATGGTTATGCCTCAGCACCGGGTTTCATCCAGCTATTTATTTACAATGATCCGACAACTTCTGCAACTACTCAAGTGGGTATGTTCCGTACTGTCGCCAGCCTTAACGGTGTGGGCGCTGATGCTACATGTGAGTTTACTGCTCTTCAGTCGGGTCTGCAATACATCAACATGAAGTTCCAGTCCAATACTATTACGGGAACGGTCAGTATTGGGCGAACTGCTCAGTACCCATGTAACTACACTGTTGAATTAGTAAGTTAGAGAAATGAAATAAAATAATGGACCCAATAACCATCGTCGGTTACATAGCACTCGTACTAGGCTCTATCCTAACAGTGTTCTCCCGCTTACCAAAACAAACAATACAGAATCAAAAAGACTTGATAGACACATACGAAAAACGCCTCAAGGCTTTAGAAGACCAAAAAGAAGAAGACCACAAAACTCAACTCCAAAATGTCCGTGATATAGCTGACTTGCAGGGGCAGATTAAGGTCTATAAAGAACTACCTTTACAAGAAATGGCAACAGCCATGCAAAGGATTAGCGAAGTCAATCAAACGATTGCCAAAAGCAACGAACAAATCCTAAAAACTCTGAACGCTTCTGCCATCATCGCTGCGGATGATCGTACGACTCTCTTACACCCTATTCAGAACGTAGAAAATCAAACTGTGGAGACACAGGTAGTTAAGAAACAAAGATAAAAGGAGAAACTATGTCACTACAAGGTGAAGACCTCTCACATTGGCAATCGACAGGCACCGTAGACGGTAGCCCTGACTTTGTCATTCTAAAAGCAACTGGAGGCGACAGCGGTCTCTATGTAGACTCTGATTGCGATAATAAATATCAACGTGCTAAGTCCGAAGGAAAACTGCTTGGTATCTACCACTTTGCAGGTATGGGCGATCCTATTCAGGAAGCCAACTACTTCGTAGACAACTGCCTTGGTTACATCGGTGAAGCTATTCTGGTCCTTGACTTTGAAACCAACACCAACGTCGCTTGGGCTAAACAATGGCTTGACCAAGTCTACCTACGTACTGGTGTTAAACCACTTATTTACCTGAGCGCAAGTACGATTAAAGAAGCTGACTGGACACCTGTCGTCGCTGGAGACTATGGTCTCTGGGTCGCTGGATATCCTGCTCAGTATGACGTCCGTAACCCTAACCGTACCGATGGTTCCGACCTTCCATACGATGTCAGTCCTTGGGCTTTCGCTGCTATCTGGCAGTTCACTAGCTCCGCTGGTACCCTTGACGAGGACGTCGCTATGATGTCTGCTGACGCATGGCACCTATACGCTAACCGTACCGACGTTGTTTCACAGGTTCCCGCACCTGCTCCTACGCCAGCCCCCGAACCAACACCTGAACCCGTTACCCCTCCCGTACCAGACCCAGTCATACCTCCGGTTGTACCTGATCCTGTACCACTACCTGATCCCGGTACAGTCATTACCCCAACCCCAGACCCCACTCCAGCACCAACGCCTGAGCCTACACCGGCTCCTGTAACCGTGTCTAAGTGGCAAACACTAATCAACGCTATCCTTCGGTTCCTAAAGGCCGTCTGGAACGCTTAGAAAGGCTCATATGCTTACAACCGTAGTTCTCGTACTCGCAGCAATCGCATTACTCGTATTCATCGTTCGTCGTTAAGAAAGGAATAACATGAAAAAGAAAACCAAAAAGACTGTCAAAAAAGGAAAGAAATAATGAAAGATTTCCTAAAAAGACTGACTAGCCGCAAGTTCCTACTTGCCCTCTCAGCTTTCATCTTCTGCGTCGCCCACAGCAATGTGGCTGGCGCTACAGCCGTAGTTCTCGGCTACCTCGGTGTTAATGGCTTCACCACTGGCTCCGGCAACAACTCTAGCTCTAACCAGTAGCTTGACATTTAACCATTAGTGTGATAGCTTGTAAGGAGAGACACAATACTAAAACACAATGATTAAAATGAAAAGGCACTCCCATGTCAAAAACGGCCAGCAAGCTCGCCTTGCGTCCAAAAGTCTTGATATATGATATTGAGACAACCCCTATAAAAGGATACGTTTGGGGTATCTGGCAACAAGACGTTATTAAAGTTATCGACGACTGGCAAATCCTTAGCGTCGCTTGGAAATGGCTTGGTGAGAAACAAGTCCATGTCATCGGCCAAGACGACCTGCCCGGCTATAAGCCCGGCGTTATAGATGATAAGAAGGTAGTCCAGCACATACACAGCCTCTTTGATGAGGCTGATATTGTTATTGCCCATAATGGTGATAGCTTCGACCAGAAGAAGGCTCAGGCCCGCATGATTATTCACGGTATGCGTCCACCTTCTCCATACAAGCAACTCGACACCAAGAAGATTGCCAAGCGTTATGCTGCATTTACCTCTAACCGCCTAAAAGACCTCGCTAGGGGCTTCAACGTGTCCCTGAAGGGCGATCCGGGTGGATTTGAGACGTGGGAAGGCTGTATGGCTGGTGACCCGAAAGCTTGGGCCAAGATGAAGCGCTACAACAAGCAGGACATTCCTCCATTAGAAGACATCTACAAGCGTCTGCTGCCGTGGATTGAGAACCACCCTAGCATGGCTATCCTATCAGGTCAACTACATACCTGTCCAAAATGTGGCGGTGGTCCATTACAACGACGTGGTACTCGCAAGGTCAACAAGACGACGACCGTTCAACGCTACCAATGCCAGAATTGTGGCGGCTGGTCAACGGACCGTACCAATCTTAAAGTTGCAGTACAATTTACAAACTAGAACACATTCTGTTGACAGGGCCAGCATAAGCATGATACCCTGCAAATGACCAGTTCGCACCTTCCTCAAACACAACACCAAACTCCCAAGTCTCACTGACCATCTCCCGTTCCATCACTCGCTCTAAAACTGGACAGATCGACGGAACAAAAACAAGCAGAGCTTGTCTCTGCGTATAGAAATAAAAACCCAGTCAAAACAAACAGATACCCCTTGCAAGAGGGGTATTTTTATGATACACTGCAAGCATAACAATTAACGAGCAAGACTTGCTCTTGCATAAACAAAAAGTCAATGGAAAAACTCCCCTGTTCCAACCAAGAAAACTGCCGTCTGAGAGACACACAGAAGGGTTGTTTTGAGGACGTTCACCACTTGTACTTTCCCCGAGCCGACTATAAGAAACCTATAGAGCGAGCCTTCAGGGAACTCCCAGAGAACAAAGTAGTCATGTGCCGTGAGTGGCATAACACTGACCATGCTGTCTTCGAGCCGCTTGAAAAGCCTGACCTAGAGATTATGAAAATGGCGGTTAGCGAAGAACATAACAGAAGGTTAAACGGTTTAGCATGAACAAAGAATCATCTCACATAGAGTGGTCTCAAAACATGTTATTTGATCGCCTTATAGAGGTTGTAGAGCTTCTTGAGATACCTCGTGACCCAGAGCACGAACGTACCCAACAACTAGTCCACGAAAAGAACCTCATAGACTTTGAAATAGCACAGCGCACCGGCGCAGTATTACTCCCACGTGTCGTAGAAGTTGCATAATGGAACGAGAACACGCTGGTACCCTTGGTTGGGTAGGTCTAGCTGCGGGCGTAGTCGCTTTTGACGTACTCGCACCAGAAACACTATCCCATGCAGTCGATAGAGCCTTAGAACGGCCCTACGGACGTTATGCTGCCATTGGCGCTATAGCTGTCACTGCTGCCCATCTACTAAATGTCATTCCTAAGGGCTATGATCCCTTTTGTCTCCTCAACATAGAGAAGTGCCCAGAATAAGAAGAAGCCCTCTCGCAGGGGGCTCCTTCTATCTTCGGCTTCGATGATTAAGTGGCACCTTCCTCAAGTAGGCACTCCCATACCTACTAAAATGACAAGCAAGCTTGCTTGCGTAACTCCACTCACACCTGAGCCCCTCAGCTTCTCAACTGAGCAGCACTATGTATTGTATTCCCTTACTGCTTTAATGTCAAGCCCCTTAGAGAAAAGTCTTGTAAAACAGCTAAGGTAACCTTAGTATGCAATAGCGGAATAGATGTGTCTGTTAAATATCTTACGCTTTCTCTTGATACTTCTTGATAATAGCCACAAGCGCTTCGTCTGTCAAGTAGAATAGTTTAGTATGGAAGTTTTCTTGTGATTCTCCGGGCTGGGCTATAAGGTTATATAGTAGCTGCCCGAACCGTTGGTCTTGGTTCATAGCCCTACATTCTTGTATCAGTCTAATTAAATCAGCGTTCCACATTGCAGCACCCATCACATCCGTGAGTTCCAGACCACATTTCACCGTGGTTATGGAAGTAAGCTACAGAGTCAGGGTCATCGTGCCCTACACCGTGTTCACAGATTCTTTCTACTAATAGCATTTTATCGTCTCGTATGTGGATTGGAGCGGATTTAAGCGGGTGTTCGGACGGATAATGGAAAGGACATGGTTTAACGCAGTCCTTCTTGTTGTGGATGGTCCAGATCGCCCCGGATATGTCAGTAAATTTACCCATTCAAGCCTCGTTCCACGCCAAGCATACCTAACATGCGTAGAGCGTTCTCTCGCTGTCTTTGAGCATATTCTAAAGCCGTCATAGCGTCTTCAGCTTTAATACACCAGTAGGCGGCCTGTTCCTGCCAGTGCTCACGCTGTTCAGGGGTTATGTTGTCTGGTGTTGGTAAGTAAATGATTTCACCCATTTTGACCTCTAAATATGATTATTGCGCTTGGGAATGGTGCCGGATTAGGCTGGTCATCAAACTTCAAGCGACCTTTAATAAAACGTATCTCATCTGCCTTCATGCAGTAATCGTGCCAGTACCGGGTATCGGTGCGGCTAGGTATCAGGAGCACAACAGTCTTACCCGTCTGCCACTCCGCAAAACCCTTAGCAACCCACTTTGGAAGCTCTCTACCGTAGGGAGGATTAACATAACTGACCCCCCCCCACGGTATTGACAGACCATCAAAAGTATGGTTTGGTGGGCATGGGTCAAAGTCAAACCCGAACTCGGCGTCAAGTGTCTGGTAGACGGCCTTGGGAGTTTTCCAGTCCATTCTCTCCGAACTGAAATGTATGCCGGTGGAGGTCTTCACTAACTTAACCCGTTTTCCTCATTCAGTGCGTCAATGCGATCTTCATACTCATCTACCTGTTCTTGCAGGTCTTCTATTATCTGATTGAGGTCATTGACAACTTCATTATGGTCTGAGTTAATATCTTCTATCTGACCACATGCCGGGCAGTTTCTACCCGAATAAGCTATGTCGTCTCCATGTTCGCCGCAAGTGTCCATTAGAAATCTCCTTCTGCTACTTGTAGCACTTTAAGTCCTTCTTCACGCCACATCTTCACGACACGGTCTCGGTCATCTAAGACGAAGCGTACGTTGTATCGTGGCTCGATCCATTCTTTGTAAATATCACGCTTAATGATGGCGTCGTTGATACGATTGCCTTTTTCATCCACAATGGTTTCGTCACGCATGAAAATCTCATCGTAAGGAATTTGGTTAGCCTTGAGCCATGCTTCAGTCTCGGGCTTGCAAGTACTATCCCTGCCGCTAACAATAACGATGTAGGTATCTGGAATCTCTTCCTGTATGTTACGGCCAGCATAACGCCAGACCACATCACGTACGTTCTCGTCCACAATATCTGTAGAGACCTTCGTGTAGTCGTATGGAGACCGGTCATCTATGTGTGCCAGTGTGCCATCTATGTCAACTATGATACAATGAGGGAAACCCTCTTTGAAGGGTGGTTTTACATATTGTGCGACATGCCCTTTTTTCTTCAGGAACGTGTTGTACATCGACTTGATTACCTTTTCACCTACGGCATTTGCCCGTTCTGAGTCCCTTTTGAGGCACGTAGAGAGCGTTACGTCCGTGAAGTCCTTAATCTCGAACTGACACTGGAAACCATCAGCCATGTCTATGAGTGCAGCTTCGTGCTTAGGGTCCAAATTAGTATCATCTACAATCACATCATGCCCACGAGCTAGGTAGTGCCGGATGATAGCGTCACGGACGCCTAGAATATCCTTCTCGTTAGACTTTGACCAAACACTATTGTCAATCATGGCCCGGAGGTCATCTTTGTTGACACGTTTTGCTTTTTGTTCTTTCGCCCATGTGGACTTACCGCTTGCTGGTAGACCTTTTGTCATTATTAGTCGCATAATTCGTCGTACATCCATGCTTTCTCGGCTTCAGGTGTGCCGCTCATATAGGCTCGGTAAATGAAATCTTCGATCCATTCAATATCCGGCTTCATGTTTTTATATTTACTGGTGCTCTCTGCAACGCTGACACGCATATTCATGTCAGACATCGCCGCTACAATCTCAGGGAGGTAGGGTTGGATGGCTTCGACAGAGAGAGGCTTAATTGTCTTGAGCAGAGGAAACAAATCACTATCCGCAAGGTTGCACTCAAACTTACCTGTAAGCAGGAATTGTTCGCACTGCCACATAACCCGCAGGAAAGCGACTGCAAACTTGGCTGTTCGTTCTTGTCCATTTACGCCCTTCGACTCGAAGTTGTAGAACTTGTTCCACTGGTTGTGGGCATAGCCTCGGCTTGCATCGACAAACATTTTCGTATCAACGAATTTGCTCCAGTTAGCCCGCATCTCCTCGGCCACAGGAGAGGTCTCGGTGACTTTGTCTGAGAAGAATACTTCAAGTATTGTTGCATTTCCTTTGGTAGCGAGTTTACAAAACTCTGCAAGTTCGTAGCTGGTGTTGTCTTCATCGCCTTCTATCCATGTTGTGTTCTTTAATGTTTTGAATGGGCTGACCACGTCTTTCAGTTCGCTTACGTGGATGCCACGATAGTCCCAGTCAGACGTCGGAGTGTCGAGCCCGTGTAAACGGGACCCGACGACAACCTTAGTCAGAATCTTCATGAACTAACGCTTCCGAACAAGATTCCCATAATGAACGTCACGAGCACTGAAGGCCAAAAGGCAATCGCTAGTGCTGTAGCGTGGAATATGTGGGCAAGTGCCCCGAGGCAAAGCATGGTAACCCATCCGCCTATTAGGAACGCAGGAGCCAAGATAGCGGCTACGGCAATAAGTGTTATTAAGACTTTCATTCTGTTGTACTTCCTTCGACTTCAAGGTCTTCAGCTTCTTCGTCAATCATGGCTGACTCGTGAGCATAGAACTTTTCGCCTTTAGCTTTTAATATGTATGGTGCAAGCATGTCCACACGGATGCAGATACCTTCGTCTACTGGACTCTCTTTATCCAGTGGTACGGCTCCGGCATAGCCTTCTTCGTGAAAACGCTTGTCGATGTATTCGGAGACGATCTCTTCCTCTGTAGGCATAGGACCGCTGTACAGCTCTGGGACGGTATTCAGACCACGGTCATGGCAGAACTCTTTGGTCTGCTCCCATGACAGGTCAGTGACTATCCCCTGATTGTTGACAAAAGCAACCCGATACACGTACAGATCGCATGTTCGGTTTGGTACTTGGTAAGTGTAATTCTTCTGGAGCGGAGCACCCTCTTTTGTCCAGCCGACCAGTTCCCCATATACGAGGAAGTTTTCAGGTAGCGAGCCGGATAGTTTCGCACCCTCTTCGGTCCAAATGTCTGAGTTGTAGAAGTGGTTCTGGTTGGGGTTGTTAATATCCTTAATAACCTTGCGAGAGCCAAACACGTAGTCCATCTCTGTATCAGCGACCTTAACACCTGCACGTTTCGCTACCTTGTCACGCCAACTAAGTTTGCGAGCAACAACAGTATTACCGATTCGTATGGATGTACCATGTAGCTTTTGAGTAATAGTAACCCAACGGCCGGTGGAAATAACTTCAGTATTCCGAAAGTAATTGTCTGTGTCATAGTGCTCGGGGAGGAATTTTTTATCGACTCGGACGAACTTTTCTTTGTTTTTTTCAATTCGTTGTTCCCTTCGTGTACGTGGAAGTACGTACTTTTTACATATTTCGCTGTCACCAATCTTGTCGAAGGTGTCTCCAACCTTGAACTGGGTGATGTCTAAGTTCTTAATATAGGACAGGCTCTCTAAGGGCATAAATAAGGCATCTGAGCGGTGTCCACGGAACTTCATGGCCCGGACCCGTCGGTTATCTTCTAAGTAGCCCTTGGAACCTTCATTGTCGTTAAGGTTGCCGTGGCGGTGCAGGTTGTTCTTACGGGCATACTCTTCGCTTAGTTGAGTCTCAGCCGTGAAAACAATTCCCAAGTCACCCTGTTCCGTGTCTTTACCAACGATAGCCTGAAATCCAAGCAGTGGTGTACCCACCACGTTATCACAGCCCGCAAGGTCAGTAAGCGACTTGATCTCCACAACTTGCGCTGCATAATTACTGTTTTCTGGCTCGAGTAGTTTCATTTGTTTTCTCCTTCTTTTTTTGTTCTTCGAGGTCCATTAAGATGATTAGGTTGACTGCTGCGGCACACAGGTGATCTTCGTCAGTCTGGCCGCTTAAATACTGGAATAAATGTCTGGTGGCTGATTCCTTATAGGTCTGGACTTCTTTTGCTTCTCGCCAGTTACCCCGGGCATACTTCTGTTCGCCAAACATGAAGCGTTGTGCTATCCGTGCTGAAGCTTCGTAGACCATACCTAGGTAGGTGAAGTCTGGCTTCTGGGACTTATCCTCTCTCAGTAACATCATGTCTCCTGTCGTCTAATACAAAAACACCCAAGGTACGGACAATAGTGTCACGATGTTCTTGGGCGTGGGTTTCTAACGTATTGAGTTCAGCACGTACGACGTGTATCTCTTCCAGCTCGGCCTCTACTTGTCTGAGTTGTTCGTGCAACTCTACTTCTGAGAGACCTTCATAAAACGCATTTGTGGGAGTTTCCATTTTATTTCTCATTTGTTAGTGCTAAATCGCCAACGCCTACCATTCGATAGGAGGACACCGTTGTCCGGGTATATCTCGAGAATCTCACTGTCTTCCAGTGGCACTCCGTAATGATAGGAGACGACGATCTAACTTTTTATTGTAGGAAGGAATTATCCTACCCCGATGGTAGCACACTTCATGTTAAAGCGCAAGCACTTTTACACAGGTACTACCACCATCGGTGGACCTGCCAAAAGGCGGCGGCGGCAGACCATGATCCATAGCGTTGTATGGCGTAGTTGTCGAAGTAAGCATCCTGACAAGCGTAGTCTGCGAGGCCACACCCCATCTTGCTACAGGGAAGTGCTTGGCCGAGGCCACATGCTCCTGAACCTGCGTTGATAGCGCCCGGGTTGTTACCTGACTCATGATCGTATATATATGCCTTAGCTGCGTCTGTGGGTAGGCTGTAGGTAGGTGCTGGTGCTGCGTACGCTACTGCTGTTGCCTTAGACGCTGCCTTGGCCTGTAACTGGTCCTGAGTATCCTTAAGCTGCTGATTGAGCTTGTTGATCTCATCCTGCTTCGCCTTCTCATCCTGAACGGACTGAGCTTGCGTTTTTTGTAGGTTGTTGCGTGTCTTAGTTAGTTGTTGTTGTGTGCTCTCTAGTTGAAGTCTCTGTTTTACCTCTAGTGTATGCGGTTGGAGGAAGTGAACGTAGGTCACTGTGGCTACCAACACGATAGCGAGAGCTAGGGCAATCTTTTTCAAGACTTTTGGGTTTTTGTGTTTCACAAGACGCTTCTTCCGAAGCTTTTGTTCCTTTTTAACCCTCATAGTATACCATATTCCTGCTTATGTTAATAGAGTTGCTTTTACAGCGTCTCTTTGAGCAAGAACGCAACAGATACGATTGTTACCGGGTAGGCAATCATAGGATCGACTCCGGCCAGTAAGTGCAACTCACCTGCGACTGCAAGTACTGACAATGCGAGACGGGCAATCCATAGGCTACAAAAGCCGATGAAGCTGTCTATTTTACTTGTTGATTTTTCTGTCATAATGTTTTCTCCTTTGAAATTAGTTGGCTCTCGCAGTATAGCAAAGAGCTTACGCTTTGTCAAGTATAGATTCCACTATTCAGGTGGTAGCTGGACGGCATTTAGGATTGTAGGCTGTTCACAATGTATCCTCGGGCTCGTGAATGTCAGCAAACATATCTGACATAGATACCAGTGGGGTATTGAATCCAGCGGGTACTTCTCCTCGGTTGATAGCATTTATTTTGTCCTTGTAATATGTCCTAAGTGCTTTTAATTCTTCTTGCGTCCACTTATGTGTTCCGGCACGGGCATCCAGATCATCCAGTCGGTCTCTTCCAAGTTTCTTTTCCAGTCCTCTAAAGTAGAACCGGAGATTTCCGTGTAAATAACGGTTGCATCTGTGGCATTGGGCATGTATGTTTGCCTCGTCAAAACGAGTCGAGGATGTGGTAGTTGGAATATAGTGGCCGCCATCAAGGAGACTGTACTCAAACCACTTTCCACAAGAAATACAGGCCGCTCCACCGTTTCCAAAAGTATCCCGTAGTCTGGCATATTTATTCGCTAATGCTTGGACCGTCGAGATCTTCAGGCGAGTAGAGCGCTTGGATGTCTTCCGCTGTGGTCCACTCTTCTTGTTCAATTTTGAACTGGCCGGTGACTTGAGGGCCTTCCGTGCGCTGTGTTGTTTTGTAATCATTCTTTGTTTTCTTTCCACCCCTGCGTCCAAGCTCTGCTACCTTTTCACGTGGAAGTTTTGCAAAGCCGGTCTCATGGCTGCGTTCTGGGTTATTCCATGACTTCTTACCGATGGTTGAGTAGAAGTTAGGGTCGTTGGCTTTGTTAGTTGCGGCTGCTTTTTTGGCACCCTCTTTAGTTCCCGGCATCTGGTTTCTCCAATTCTTCGATTGCTGCTCTAATTTCTTGTAGGGCGTGTAGGTCGCCAGTCTCAGCGGCCATCTGGTTAATACCGTCCAAGAATCGGTCGTATGACTGCTTCATTGCTCGGGACACCAGTACCATATCTCGGATGTCTCCCTTACCAAACCCAAGGGTGTCGGGCTCTTCGCCCTCATGACGCTGCGTAATAATCGTAGCTGAGGCGGAGAACATAATTCGTACTATTGCTCTAATTTTGTGGGCAACCATGCTATATCCTCGTTTAGTTTCCACCCATCCTGTGTCAGATAGGTTGTCTGTTTATTTAATGGACGTGAACGGTTTTTTCTGGTATAGAAGTGTACTCGGTTCGGCTCTTCAGCGTCTCGGAATACAAATCCTACCATGTCTGAAATCTGCTCGATGCTACGGCTTCCCTTGAAGTTGTGTAAATCAGGCTGGATCAGTGAACCATCAGCCTTCATAGTTGGGGTAACGTGACTCAGTAGGATGACGGGTAATTCGTGTTGGACTGCACATTCTTTGAAATGTTTTACAATCCTTGTCAAGGCTGAAGCTTGGTTATCCCCGAGTGCATCGTTGAAGAAGTGCAGGTGATCTATGACCACCAGACACGCCCCTTCTTCTTTGGCCTTCGTCATGATGACGTCGATGTCTTTGTAGTGGACCTCGGAGGACTCTTGGGTAATGATACCCGCATAGTCCCTGTCCTCGCCTGAGAGCTCGTAGAAGCGCTGTCTGAGCTGTGACTCGGTGAGTTCTAGGTTCACGACCATAACAGGCTCTAATCGCTCCCTGTACACGTTCTGGGCTATGTTTATAGCTAGTAGCGACTTACCATGTCCAGTATCCCCACCGATTGTCAGTAGTTCTCCGGGCAGGAATGAGCCGAGTAGGATGTCAATACCTTGGTATCCAGTATGGACGCCGTCGTAAGCACCTTCCTCGGCCCGAGTCTTAAGCCATTCCTCTTCATCGGTCTTTAAGTACTTGATGTCTGTCTTGTGAGCGTGTTCAAGCACTTCCTTATCAACACCGTTGTCGATCAGGTCAAATATGCTCTCAACTTTCGTCTTCGGGTAGCCCATTCATCAGCCTTTCAAGTTTTTTTAGGTAGGTTTTTTGCATCTTTGCGAGCTGCCGACCATATTCGGCTACATATGCGCCTCGGAACTCCGGCTTGTTGTTGTTTCTTATTGCCACCTCGCAACCGCCGATGATGTATAGAATTTCTTCCAGTCGCTTTTTGCGGGGGTCTTCGTCTGCGGGTGTGTGGTCCATATAAGATGTACTCGTTCCATTTACGCATTAGTATTGGTTCTTGTCCGAACTGCTTTGTACCTTTAGGACGGATTGGATAGAGGTACAGAGTCCATCCACATATTTCATGTAGTTGCGTACTCGCTCGGTAGCGATCTTCTTGTCTATCAGGTCAGGCTCCATCTCGAGTAGGTCGAAGGCTGGAGACTTTTTCACTCCATCCTTGATGAATGTATCGAAACGTGCTGCCTTAGTCTTGCGGTAATCGAGTTCTGCATCGGCAACCTTGTCTACTAGCTGGATTAGAAGTCCACGGATCAGTAGCAGGTTCTCTGCAAGCGTGACTGGGTCGGCCGGTACGACCAACCCATCATGCCTAATAAACAATCGAACTTGAAACTTGTCAAGCTGCTTAATGATGTCATCAGTTTGCACCGAAGACTCCTGCTACGGTCTCTGCCGTAATCTCTTCAGCTTCCTTGAGGTCGCCTAGGATGTACAGCGCAGTTGCATAGCTGTGAACTAGTGATGCCCACTCACGATCTGTAAGTGCCTGTGGGAACTCCAGAGAGTTGACATAGTTGGCTGCGTTGTTAATACACATGCCTTGACGCATACCATCGGAGTTATCCTTCTTAGGAGTCCATACTGGTTTACCAACACTCGTCGCAGAAGTCCCCGCCGGTACATCCGCTGGTGCTGGTGCCTGTGGGACAAAAGGGTCCTTCTTAAAGTACGCTCCGTATTTACTGCTTACTATGGTTCCGTTCTCTTCTTGTCCTACTTCGACAGGTTTCTGTCGGCTCATCTTGACTTCTCGGTCGTCTTCATTGAAGTGGACGATATACTCAGTACCGAACTTCGGGTCTACCTTGCCGGTAGCAGTTGCTTGACGTACAGTATATTTCATGTTAAACCTCTAAGTTTCGTACAACAGTTGCTACACGGTTCTGAAGCATGTGGATTGCCACGACGCTATTGTGTAGGCGATCATATACACTTGACGAACCAACGTATTCATGTGCTGGAGTATCTGAATCTTGGGGTGGTAATTGTACAGACACGGGTGATACACGTGCCTCAAGCTGCGAGAAGAGGTTGTGGACCTCCTCGAGGGCTCCAGCTAAGTAGCTAAGTTCGTGGTCGATAGCCGCCTTCTCTTTTGCAACTGCTGAGTTCAATGAGCCGATGCCTTTACTAACGAGGCGTGAGCCAATCCCTGCCGGTGCGTAAGCTTTTAGGGAGTCTTGTGTTGTTTCTTCCATTATTTTTTGCCTTTCTTTTTTAGTTCGTCTACATCCTTGACTAATCGGATAAGTGTGCTGTAGCCATCATGCTCAAGCTTATGCTCGAAGTCGCCATAGCTGTCTTGTGACCAGAACAGACCGAAGTAGTCTTCTACGCTCTGGATGCGCTTTCTGAGAGTGTTTTTACGTTTGAAGATGCTCATTATTTGCACTTCTTTTCGCTGGCGTCTACAGCTTTGAGGTCTGCTACTAATTCGTCCTTGAACTGGTCGAGTAACTTAGCCCAGATGAGTTCTTGGCCGGTCTCAGTCAGATCACCTTCTGCGTCTACAACGTCGTGCTTGCGAAGAAGCTTGTCGGCTGCGCTGAGTTTGAGGTTCTTTACTTTTTCTACTAGGTTCATGTCTTTTTCTCCTGATGTTAGTCTCATTGGTTTTAGCTGCCCTAATGGGTTAATTTGCATATTTAACATTTGTGTGTATTGGTATGTTTCTCGGTGTGAGCGGTACTGTTGCCCACGTTGCCTGTCTTTGGTATACTGATACTCGTCGTAACATCGGTTGCATCCACATCGACGTAAATCGTATGTGAAGTGCTCCATACATTCGTAACAGTCACAAGCAGGTCGGCGGGGTCGTTCACAGCGTCTATCGTAATAGGTATTTGCCATAGTTTTTGTCTCCGTGTATTGGGCGTACCACATACCTGACTTCTGTTCGCTAACAAGCTTATTGAACTTGTCCAGCATGTCTGCGTCGATGTATGCGGCTTCGTCAAACACGATCATGTCTGCTTTCATTTTTATCTCTTTTTGTACTTGTAATCCCATGTTTCGTGCATGTGATACGTATTAAAGTGTGAAACGTATGCTTTGGCTGCGTCTTGTGGACTCATACCAAATTCGCTTGCAAATATGACTCTCGGATCGTCCCCTTTCTTATCAAAGTTAGCAATAAATAGGTCGTCTACCCACTTGCCGGTTCTCTCGTACTCGGCTTGGGCCAGTCCACCTACTTGGTAAAAATAATCAACGTCAATGCCGTCTCTGTTAAACTCAGAGCGGTTAGTACTCTTCCAGTCACCAATACAGTACTTGCCGTTAATCACGGCCCTAACGTCCCCTTGACCGGAATAGCCAAACATGAGGGAATATACTAGGAACTCAGTCGATTCCACGTCTGGATGCCAAAAATTGTCGAATGTGAGGAAGCTGGACCACATACCTTCGCAGTCCGGAGAGACTACAGGCTTGGTCTTGCGGCCGGAGTTGTAGTAGATTTCAATAGATTCGTGAAGCCACGTACCTAGCTCTTTACCGATGTTAGACTTCTCCTTATATGATGCCTTAACCTTTGGATACCACGGATATGTCTTGTTGAACCTGTAATATGACATAACCGGCTTGTTGTCCGGTGTGCGTGTCTTGTCTTCATACGCTGCGAGGTCTATGAAGAACTGGTCGAGCCTCTCAGTGAGTTCAGGATGGTTGTTAATATAATCAAGAGTGGCGAGTGTGCCCTCTTTTGCGCCCCAAGGGACCAGATATGGTTTTGGAACTGTTACCAACGGTGCGGTAATACCGTGTGTTGGTCGGAAGTCTGAGAAACCTCCGTCTGCGAGTTTGTGTGCCACGACGTACGAGTGAGCCGACGGATCGAACTCAACCTGAACTTCTTGGCCGCCGGGGAAGGTTAGGATTGCCATTTTGCCTCATTTGTTTTGTTTTATATAAAGAAATTGGGAGTAGTATTTGTCTACTACCCCCATACTAGCACAAACGGTATAAAAATGCTAGTCCTTTTTTACTTCTGTGGAAAACATGCCCGCTTCAGCTAATTTGTTCATCTTAAACTTCGCCTTTTCGTATGTTTGGCCGATGTAATAGTGGCTAACGCCTAAACGCTTCGCTAAATCTCGGTAGCCCATACCTGACTCGATGAGCAAGAGAATTATGATCTCCCTCTCACTGAGTTGACTTTTAAGTAACAATGTGATTTGGTCCATCAGTCTCTCCTATCTTGGTGCCAAATAGCCGGTGCCCTTACACTGTCGGCAGGATACGTCTCTCAAAATATATCCATAACCTTGACAGCTTTTACACTCTTCTGCGTACTTGACTTTAATGTACTTTGTTGGTGATATAACTGTCTCACCTTTTTGTGTCCTAGCTGCTTTCTTTGTAGAGCGATAATCTGCTCGAATGAAAGAGACAAAAGCTCCGATTCTCTCATAACACCCCCTTAAACTCAACCCCACTCTACTCTGTTGTATCTCGGTCCAAGAATGTAACATCGGTTGCTAATACCTCCACCTTATTACGCTTGACACCGTCCTGTTCCCATGACCTGCTTTGTAGTCGGCCGGATACCAGTACACGGTCTCCCTTATTGACATTTTCGCTTACTTGTGTTGCAAGATTACCCCATGCTGTGATGTCGATGTAGTCTGTCGCTTCTTTCCACTCATCATCTTGCTTGTAAGAGCGGTTAAGTGCCAGGCTGAAGCCTACGACGTTCTGTCCGTTTGCGTCCCTAAGCTCAGGGTCTCGGGTTAAATTGCCCATTAGTGTTACTTGATTTAGTGATCGTGCCATTATTTGTTCTCCTTAACGTATAGGATATTGTTTGCAATCCTGATACGCTCCTCGATTAGTTTTTTCTTGTTGACTCTCTTGCGTTCGTTACTCGGTCCTAGTGCTATGAATAGCAGTAGTCCGACTACTAGTAGTGTGCTCATCTAATTTTGCCTTTCTGATCTCTTCGACCTCCTTATGTTTTAATGCTAACCATCGGCGGAACATGACCACCCCCGCCACATGATCGCCATTTATAGGCTGTGGCATAGTGTCTACCCATTCCGTGAAAAGTACTGTTAAATCGTCTAATTTGCCTCTTAGTGCAAACTCAGGTAGGTTTAAGCTTGAAACGATAAGCAAGCCGTTTTTCTTGGCTGCTGTCTCGTAGTCTAGCGGCGTTTCGTACCACTTATAACTGTAGCGCTTACCCCTGCCTTTGTGAACTCTGGCCCGTACTATGTGGCCCTGTTTCATTAGTTTGTTAATGTGCGACATTGCACTGGTGGTGCCTAATAGGTCCTGAAAGTCTGCATTTGTCAAGGCTTGACTTGGTCTAGCTTCGATGTAGTGCCGTATCTTAGCCTTATAGTCCTCGGTTGTCTGCTTAGGAGTTCGGACTAAATGCTCGTAAGCTTTGGGGACTGTAACCCCTTTCATTATTGAATGACTGTATTGTTAAGAGCACCGTATCCCATAGCTGGCTGTAGTTCGTAATTCTGCCCATTGCCGCCGGTCTGATTGGCTTGCGGGTTAATGGTGTACTGTACTGGTACTGCTGGCTGTAGCATTATATCGCTGTGGATGTATGCCGGTTGGATGTTCGGACCGACTACGCTGCGCTGCTGGCCGGATGGCTTGCTAGTGCTAATGGTTGACCGTGTTGCTGGCTGTACTGCTAGGGCGTTGATCCCATTGCTGATATAAGTGAACGCAAATACCCCGCTTATAACTGCCGCTGTATAGATTCCTGTTAGTTGTAATAGTTGCTTTTTCATTCTGGTATATTCTCCCTTGTCCAAATTAGTTGTTTAATCGTTTCTTTCGCATCTTTGAGACTGTTTACACTGGTAATCCAGCGCTTGCCGTCATCGTAAAGATCATACTTGTACTTACCATTGACATAATGTATTTCCATGCCCTTATAAGTTTTTACTATCATTGGCTTATCTCCTTCTCTAGTGCTGCAAGTAGTTTCTTGTAATCGTCCACCACAAACCCTGAGTGTTTGACTAATATGGATTCTATGGTGTGATAGCTGTAGTATGAAACCTGTTGCTTAATGAGTTCTTTTAGTTCATCGCTCATCTTAAAGCCCTACCTTGCCGGTGTTATCGAATAGGATCACTTCACGGCCGCCTTCTACTGATCCAAAGCGTACTAGGACCATGTATAGTTTGCCGTTAAAGCTTACTAGTTTTTCTTCCCATGACCAGTTTGCTTGCGAGGGGTGGAAATAGCCCACTGTCTCACCTTGTGGCTGGATAGAGCCGAACAGCTCTGCCACTTCTTTACCGTATTTCAAGTACCATTTAACGTCTGAATATTTCATAATATTGCTCCTTGTCTTATTGCTTAGTTAATCTTTTGTGCTATTGTTCGGGCCGTGTGTTTGCCATTACTGGTAAATATAACCTTTGTAAACTTTAGCTTTGTACCTATTGCGTATTGCATATAGCTCCTTATTGTGTGTTTTGTGCTGCTCAGTGTTTCGGCTGTTGATCCGGTTGCTAGTAATGGTGTAGCGGTTGGATGCTGTTGCGATTCACTAGCTCTATGGTAGCAAACGAATCCACTTGTGTCAAGTACTTTGTTAAATAAAGTCTGTTAAGTAGTAGGTTATGCTTGACTTTACAGGGGTAAGTGTGCTATAATATAAGTAAAGTTAATTAAAAGCAAATATGCCAAAGCCAAACAATAACAAGGCCGCACGGGGTAAAAACCGTAAAGCGGGGAACTCGCCCCGACTTAGCGCCGAAGAACAAAGATCAGCCTTAGCTAAACAGTTAGGCATAAAGCCAAAGACAAAAGAGTTCATAGACTTACTTAATGAGGATAGTAAGCTAAATGCTACAGAAGCGTATATAAGGACACATATGACAGAGAGCCGCATTACGGCTAAAAATGCGGCGAGTAAGCTGCTACAAAAACCATCTGTTATAGGATATAAAGACTCTGCTGTCAAGAAGGCAAAGAATCGTATAGTGTCATTAGTAGAGTCACCTAACGAAAGTATTTCGCTTAAGGCTTCGCAGGACATCATAGATCGCAATGAGGGCAAGGCCGTACAGAAGAACGAATCTATCTCCAAAACAGTGACAGTCTCGCTAGACCTAACAGGAGTCCGTATAGGCGCTCATTACATTAAAAGCGAAGATTTACCCATCCTCGAGCAATAGTACTACGTCGCACAAGATACATTTTCGGACGGAACTTATAACACATATAACAGGGGTAGCGTGTCAAGGGTTGGCAACATATACGCCTGTTCAATACCATATATAGTATAAGAAGAGCAGGGCAAGGCCAGCGAAGCCCATCTTGTTATATTTATATTTCTGCCAGCAAAAGGGCGTACACCCCGCCACAGCCTTTGGTACCATCCCACCAGAGTCAGATTTCCTGTACCTCTATCTACACCCTCTACGGAATAAAAAAGGTACCATATACGGTATAAGGCGTAGCCATAAAAATAGGTTCCCTATTTCTTACCCACCCCCTAAAAAAATTCAAACTGAAATATGTTCTTGACTTTAGGTTTATAATAAGGGTATGAGGTAATCTATGATGATATGGCATACAGGGGAGTCTCACGGCCAGAAGATAACCTGTGTTCATGCTGTATGGGGGTCCTGTATTATATTCTATCCCGATCATTGGGTAATAAAAAAAGACTGCGATTTAGGCAGTCCTCTTCATCGTGGGAGACCACGGTGATAAGTGCTAGGGCCCGAGATGACTTAATCGGTTTCCGTCGTAATCGTCCTGTTGGCGACATGCCGCCTGTTGGATTCATAAAACTTCCGCTTTTCAGGCCATCAGGCCGCAGAACTTATCTGTACTTTTCCGCTATACTAGCGGTATTTGTTGCGTCCCTTTTCGGCTGGAGTTGTACCGGGCTGTGCAGCGAGGTAGGCGTTCCAGCGGTCGGTAAGTGTACCGGGACCAACTGCTTGTGCTGTTAAGAAGGATTGTTCCAGATCGTGCTGGGTTAATCCTGTACCACCGTTTGCTCGGAGGTATGCGAACCATGATTCCATTACTGTTGGCCTAATAGAAGCCGGAGCGTTTGTGGCGATCCAATTCATGAGGTTAGAAGGTCGTACGGATGTGAGTGGAGTTGCCATAATAAATCAAGGACCCGGCTTTTTAAGAGGTGCCGGTGAACTCTGCTCGGCCAATTATCGGTGCCAGAGACTACGAAGTGTTTGTGTTTAGGAGAACGGGAGTTTTCCTGCTATCATAATACCAAAACATAAGAGGAATGTCAAGGGCAAAATAAAAACCACCCCGGAGAAGCTAACTTGCACTATCAGATGGGGTGGCTTAGTTGACGGTCTACGGTGTTTCCACCTGTACCAAACTTTCTAGGCGACCAAGCTAAGAAGTTGTAGCGGTACTAAACTTGCAACTACATATTATCACATATAAATTGTAATGTCAAGACTTGAATAAAACAGCAAATTAGAGTATGATGGGAGTAGTATTTTTGCTAACTTGCATAATACCTTCCTCAAATTTTAGCAAGACTGGTGTAGGCGTGACCAGAACAATCTCACGTCAAAGAAACTCCCCATCTGTCCATTCACAGGTAATGGCTCCGGCAACAGTTGATGACACACTGACCGGGACTTAGTGAAGGTGAGCTTGTAAACTCACAAAGTCGATTACCCAGATGTATTAGTAGGAACTCCCGGCACGGACGCTGGATGTCATAAAGACCCCCTCCAGCCAAAGCGTATTCTAAGAAAGTCCCAGACCCGACCTGAATACCCCGGCAGCAACCCGTACTATCTCGCTAAATATATAAACTAAGTCCCGTAGAAATGTGGCGCAGGGTCCTCCTCCCCACTCCTTCACGGATAAGGGGGGGTCATACCCTCAGAAAGATCACAATGCCAGTAACAATCTACACTCGCAGCACTTGTGCCCCATGCAAAACCGTTAAGTACTTCCTCCAGAAAAAGGGGGTCGCATATGCTGAAAAGAACATTGACGATCCTGAATATGCCGCAGAGTTCGCCCGAGTGTCAGACTACCCGATGGTCCCCCTTGTTCTCGTCGGAGAAACTAAAATCCAAGGACTAAATCTTGGTTTACTTTCTCAAGCTTTAATGTTATAATGTATAGGCCGCTACGTCCCATAGTGGCTTTTCTCCTGCCCCTGACTCCGGTCGGGGGTTCCTCCTTTTAAGGCACTTGACTTTCAAGCACAAGCGTGATAACTTATATGCAGTGAAGTAAAGCAAGCTAGACTTGCAAGGCAAATCCAACAAACACACAAGAGGGCACGTCTCTCGCCAATGGGGGCTTCGGTTGGTAAACCATTCACTCCCAGAACATTTAAGCCCCCACCGTGATGCGGGATAGAGCAGTGGCAGCTCGTCGGCCTCATAAGCCGAAGGTCGTGGGTTCGAGTCCCACTCCCGCTACCAAGCATTGACAAAACATAAGAAGTATGCTAGTATTAGAGCAAAGGTTCTTTAATGACCACGTGTTCTTCCCTAGAAAAGTAAACAGGTCCTTGTAAACTATCATGACAAACTATCAACTCAATCAGCCGGATACTAACTCCACCCAGTAGGGCCTGATTATAATTTGTCAACTGTAAGCCCCTACACGGGGCTTTTTTATTATCTTAGTGTAGTGTAACGGTAACACGGGGGTCTTGGATACCTCAATCGGAAGTTCAACTCTTCTCACTTTGACCATAAGTTGTAGAATCAGGCGATAGGACCAAACTGTAAATTTGGGACCGACGGTTCGAGTCCGTCCTACTTCACCAGCCGATGTGACGTAATTGGTAAACGTACGGAGCTTAGACCTCCGGTTCTGTCAGTTCGAGTCTGACCATCGGTACCACCCGGCAAAGTGTTAGGGCAGCACGTCTCCTTGTCAGGGAGAGGGCACGAGTTCAACTCTCGTTGTCGGGGCCATTACCCTAGGCAGCTCATCGGTAGAGCAAGACCCTGTTAAGGTCGAGGCGGTAGGTTCGATTCCTACCCTAGGGGCCAGATATGTTGGAGGTCGTCCAATGGTTAGGACGTCAGCCTGTGACGCTGAAGATGCGAGTTCGATCCTCGTCTTCCACCCCAAGTATGGGAGTAGACAAATGGTAAAGTCGCCGGGCTTTGAACCCGGAGCGTGTAGGTTCAAGCCCTACCTCCCATGCCATTTTATACTTGACATTTTATGAAGCTTATGCTACACTCAAAGAGGTTTCAATAGTCCCCATTCAGGTTCTCCCACGAAAAACCTGTGGACCTATTCACCCGTGTTGGTACAAAGCTAGTATCTCACTGGGTCATTACCAGCCGTTTATCCGTTTGGCGTCGGCCTATAGAAAAAAACGGAAGTAAGCCCCCTCCCCGGCAGCGCCCTCGGAGGGGATTTTTATACCCTCTTATCACTTGACATTTTGTCAATTCTGTGCTACTATGTTAGTACAACATTCGACCTTGCTATGTGCCGGTCGTCTCTCCAAAAAACAAAATGAAAAAGATGTTAGATGCCACTACTGCTCCCGAATCCACACGCTAAACAAGCCGCCTTCCTCGGCGACCCACACCGTTACAAGGTCCTTAACTGGGGCCGACGTACTGGTAAATCTGTAGCCGTCTGGGAGAAGGTCGTCCTCGAGGGGATGCTCCGGCAGGGCACATACTACATCATCGCTCCAACTTACAAGCAAGCCAAGTCTATTTACTGGCGTGACATCTGTAAGCGTTACAAAGGCGAGTTCATGACTTTTAATGAACAGGAACTCTCCATCACCTTCGATATTCTAACTGATGGTGAGATTATGACTCAGGCCGGTCCAATCAAGATTAACCACGATCCCGACCTGCCACCAACCCGCATCGAACTTAAGGGTGCTGATAACCCTGATACCCTCCGTGGTACTGGTATCTCCGGTGCCGTCATGGATGAGTACGCCTTCATGAACGACGGTAAGTATCTGTATGACACTATTATCCGCCCTGCCCTATCTGACAAGAATGGTTGGGCTATTTTTATCTCTACCCCAAATGGTGTTTATAATCACTTTTACGACCTTTGTCAAACTGCTCAGTCTGATCCTGAGATGTACTACTTCTCTCACGCTACCGCCCTTGACAACTCCTACTTCCCGCAGCAAGAGTTCCAAGATACCCGCCGAGAGTACGAAAAAGAAGGCAAGCTCGACCAATTTAATCAGGAGTGGATGGCTGAGTTTTCTAACCCTACACAGCTTATTTATGGTGAATTTGACAGAAATGTCCATGTATTGCCAAGTAAAGATTTTGATGACCAACTCCCAGTACAGGGAACATATAATGCTTCTATCGACTTTGGTATGACTGACCCGACAGCCGCAGGTTTCGTGAAGATTGACTACGAGGGTAATTGGTGGGTCTACGATGAGATTTACCAGCCTGATTTACACCTTGACCAGCTCGTCTATGTCCTTCGTGACAAGATGGGTGATGACCACTTTAGCCGCATATTAGGAGATGGGGCCGCTCGTTTTGAGCTTGAATCGCTTCGTGCCCGTAGATTCCGTATTACCGCTGCCAAGAAGGGTGCCGACTCCATTTTCAATGGTATTAAAGAAGTCAAAGCTCTACTTGCAATCCGCCAAGACACTGGCAAACCAAAGATATTCATTCGTGCTTCCTGTAAGAACCTAATTAAAGAGTTTGAATCATACTCGTGGATTAGAGACCAATTCGGGGAGATCACAAATGTTGCAGAAGATAAAAATAACCACGCAATGGACTGGGTCCGGTATCTAGCAATGGACCGTGCAACCCCAGTTAAACGTGAAAAAAGGAAAAGAGAGTATGACCCAGTCACCGGACGGCCCCTCAACTGAGCTCGAGCCGTACAAAACTAGTGATACACCATATGCAGCGTTCCTGCACTATAGTGGACACAAAATTGTGGGTTCCAAACAGGACCCCAACGACTACAAACGGGAAGTTCTTATCTTCATTTTTACCGACGAAATCCTAGACCTTGAACAGGAATGGCGTGTCGGTAAGGCAATCGGAGACCTGAAAAGGTACCACCGCTCGCTGAAGATAGTCAACCGTGTCGTAAATGAAAATCGTAAAAAAAGGGACAACTAATGAGCATATTCGGAGACATCTTAGGACTACCGTTTGAAATTATAGAAGACGTCGCTGGCGACATCAAAGATGTATTGGAGGAGCTATAATGCCAACAATTTCACTCCAGATGATAGTGAAGGACGAGTTCGATCAAGTCGCACTGCTCGTTCAAAATGCCGTAGATTACTTCGATGAAGTGAATTTAACCGTTTCAGATAAATCAACCGCTGACAAACTGGCTAAGATTGCCAAAGCAGTCCCTCGTGTTCATGTGAAACACCGTGCATGGAACAATCGCTTTGATGATGCCCGTAACGACAACTTCATGATGTGTACCTCGGACTACGCCTTCTGGCTTGACTCCGATGATACCTTTGATTTCACTACCATACCGGAAATCCTTGACCTTGCAGTACGTAACCACATCGACGCCCTGTTCCTACCATACAACTACGCTCAAGACGAAGACGGCAACTGCATCACTAAACAGTATCGAGAGCGCTTACTCCGCATGGCCTCAGGTTTCACGTGGAAAGGATGGGTTCACGAGACCCCAATCTGGCCTTCTACCAACTATGTCAGCCATATCCTCGATAGCCCTGAAGTTACGCACAATATGACCGAAGGACACACCGAAAGCTCCGTTGCCCGCAACCACGCTATCCTCGAAGAAGCTTACAAAGTCGATGATGACCCCCGAATTATCCACTATTACGGTATGTCACTGTTCACTAAAGGTGAATATGCTAAGTCAATCAGCGTCTTACACGACTATTTACAGGTTGGTGGCTCTCAAGAGGACATTTACCGTGCTCTGTCGCTAATTAGTGAATCTGCCTACCATCTCGACAAGTTTGACCTTGCACTCGAGTTCGCAACTAAGGCTGCAACCCTCAAACCTGCCTATCCTATGGCTTTCTGGCTCCTTGCTCAGTATGAAGCCGATCAGGGAAACTGGCCCGAAGCACTTGAGTGGGTAAAAGTCTCTATGACCAAGGAAGACCCCAAAACTCTGTCCGTATGGGACCCCAGCGCCCGTGAACGTGCTATCTTAATCGGTGCTCAAGCTGAATTTATGCAACAGCACTACAACACTGCTCTTCAGTGGCTCCGTAAAATACCTCGAAATGCTGATGCTATCGAACTTATGGATGGTTTCATCGAAGAAGCCGACGCTGAGACATTCGTCAAGCTATTACCTAAGATTCGCAAGTTTTTCTACAATGATAACTACTTATGGGAAGCTCTCTGCCGTGATATGCAGTACGATACCCGGCTCCAGTCACTCCGTTTCGCTACTCACAAGCCTAAAAAGTGGGCTGATGACTCTATTGTCATCTTCTGCGGTGAAGGTTATGAAGAGTGGGGACCTCAGACGATGGATAAGGGCATGGGTGGTTCCGAAGAGGCAGTTATCTACCTCTCACGTGAGCTTTCCAAGCTTGGCTACGACGTCACCGTCTTCGGTGAAGTGCCACACCCAACTGCTGATGTGACCCTTGAACCAAAGGAATACAACGTCAAGTACCGTCCTTGGAAGGAAATCGACAACCGTGACGAGTTTAACATCTTCGTCGCATGGCGAGCACCACAATACCTCGAACTTGTCAAGGCAAAGGTCAAACTAGCCGACATTCACGACATCATCCCCGAACAGGTCGTCAAAGACATCGAAGGTGCTACTTACATGTTTAAGAGCGACTACCACCGTGACCTATACAAGCCTGTTGACTCACGAGTCGTCGGCAACGGTATCGCAAAGGTACAGTTCGATGACAAAGCTTGAAATGTATGTCAAGCGCCTCCAGACCGTCCAGAACATGACGGAGGACCTCGCTGCTAAGGAATTAGCCGAGATACTCATGGACATCTTAGAAGATATGAATAAAAACGAAATGGGATTCAAAGCAAAATGACACCGACAAAAATCATCCAGATAGCCCCATCTACCAGTTTAGTCTACGGACTAGGCGATGATGGCCTACTGTACTACTGGAACACAAACATTAACGACTGGACACTTGTAAAAGCATGAAAAAGCAGATCATAACTGGCGATGAAGCCAAGAAACAACTCCTAGAAGGTGCCAAGCTGCTCTATGACGCAGTTTCTAGCACTCTCGGTCCTAAGGGCCAAAACGCTGTTATTGAAGCCTATGGCGAACCAATCGTGACGCACGATGGCGTAACAGTCGCTAAATCTATTGAAAACGTCAAGGATTGCTCTCCCGGTGCCCGTGTTGGTATCGAGATGATTAAATCGTCCTCGAGCAAGACTAACGACAACGTAGGTGATGGTACGACTAGTTCTACCATCCTCGCCTATCACCTGATGGATGGCGGTATGACCCGTATCCAAGCCGGTAAGAACGCTATGATGCTCCGCAGGGAGCTAGACACTGCCGCTGAAGCAGTCCTCAAGGCTGTAGACAAGCTCAGTACCAAGATCAAGACCGAAAAAGAGACCGTTGAAATCGCAACTATCTCTAGTGAGAACCATGACATCGGCAAAGAAGTCGGCCACATGTACCACGTACTTGGCAAAGACGGCATGGTTGTTGTTGAAATCGGCCAGAAACCCGTTATTGAGTACGAAATTGTAGAGGGTTATACCTTCGACCAAGGTCTCCTTAACCCATTACTAGTGACTGATCCACGGACCCAAACCAGTGCTGTGAAGCATCCTGTAGTCCTCGTATGCCACCAGACTGTCGGCCTAATCGACGTGTTCCAACTCTGCCAAGACCTCTATAACGCAGGTCGTGACGGCATTGTAATCATCTGTGATGACTTCAAGAATGACCTTCTCGACTGGGCAGTCCAGCGTCAGGGTGAGTTCGACGTCATCGGTGTCAAGTCACCGGGCTTTGGTGAACAGCGCATGGAACGCCTCAAAGACCTCGCTGCCTTCGTCGGCACCGAAGCCGTAGGTAACAAGTTCCCTAAGAAAATCTCTGACCTAAAGGCTACTGACCTCGGCACTTGTGAAGAAATCGTCGTCAGCCTGTCTGAGACCGTCATCACTGGCGGGGGAGACGTCGCTGATTACGTTAGCGAATTACAGGCAAAACTGAAGGTAACTAAGGGTGAGTTCGACCGTAACAAGATTGAGAAGCGTATCGCTCAGATGAAAGCCCAAGTCGGTCAAATCCGTGTCGGTGGTAACACTGAAATGGAAGCCGAAGAACGCAAGTATCTTGTGGATGATGCTGTAGCCGCCACAGAAGCCGCTCTAAAGGACGGAATCGTCCCGGGTGGTGGAATGACCTACCTTCGCCTTGCAAACGAGCTACAGAGCTCTACAGACGGTGCAGCGCTGCTTAAAGAAGCACTCGAAGCACCATTCAAAGTCCTGATGACTAATGCTGGCCTTCGTTATGGCAAACAACTACAAGCACTCGAAGGGCTTGAGTACGGCACTGGTTACGATATTATGGGCGATCCTGAAACCCCTGTGAACCTAAAAGAACATGGGATCATTGACCCCGTCATGGTGATTAAGCAGACCATCACCAATGCTGTATCTGTGGCTGGGTCTGCCTTAACTACGGGCGTACTAATTACTAGAGAAGAGGAAAAAGATGACAAAGAAGAGGATTAACAGTGTTGGATACTTTTCAGCATACTACCGTGGACTTGAATGTCTGCTTAACATGTGGCCGGAGATTAGGCGGGGTGTTCCAAACGCCACGCTCGACGTCTATTACGGGTGGGAGTCTTGGGTTGGCCTCGAAGGTGAGGATGACTTTTACCACCGGATGTGTGCCAAATTCGAGGAGCTCAAATCTGAGGGTGTCACCGTTCACGGACGTGTCTCGCACGAAGAACTTGCTAAGGCCATGAAAGAAATTCAGGTCTGGGCCTACCCGACTGAGTTCCAAGAAATCCACTGTATTACAGCCCTGAAAGCCCAAGAAGCTGGCTGCTACCCTGTTGTAACCGCTGTAGGTGCCCTGAAAGAGACCGTCCAATGTGGCGATAAGATCAGGACCCAGAAGATTTACACTGACCAGTACAAGCAGGAGAAGTTCGCAGCCGCAGTCATCTCCGCATTAAAGGAAAAGAAAACCGGCACACCAGTACCAAACGTAGACTGGGCAGATGTCGCAAAACAATGGGACGCAGTAATCAAGGAGAAACAAAGTGTCTGAACGCACCGCTAAACGGCTCCGTCGTGAAAACGCCGGACAACCCGAGAAACCAAAACAATACTTTAAGCCCTTCACTATTCCACTTCCTACTGGGGAAATCAAAGATGGTGAAAAAGTCATGGTAGACACCTATATCCCACGCACTCAGAAGCGTAAGGCTATGCGGGCTATGATGGCTGACATTCGGAAAGGACGTCTCTATGGTAGGCAACAACAAAGAAAAGGACTTTAGTCTTGAAAACTATGAAGGATTTTATGAACATCACTTTTTTGAACCGATTAACGAGAAACACGCCTTCGACATCCACGAGTTTATCCCTCGCTTCGGATGGGCCTTTGACCAAGTTGAAGAGCTTGCGCCTAAGACTCTACTGGACCTTGGTTGCTTGGATGGTTCATTTGGACTTACTGTGGCAAAGCATCTTAACGTCAATGTTACTGGCGTCGATCTCACCGTTGACGGAGTGGAAATTGCAACAGAGAGGGCAGATCGTAACAACCTCCCTGCCAAATTCTACCAAGGCACCATTGAAGACTTCCTCGTCCAGCTCGCCAAAGAAGGCAAGAAGTTCGACATCGTCACCCTCTTTGAAGTCATCGAGCACGTCAAAGACGTCAAGCAAGTCCTCAAGCTAATTGACGGTGTACTAGCCCCCGGAGGCTCTGTCCTTGTCTCAACGCCCGACTTTGAAGGTCCAACCTATGGTCTGGATGACGAGCAGAACAAGTGCCACATCCGCCTTTACACCATAGCTGACGAAGACTATTCACGTGAAAACAAGTACGGGCATGTAAGAAAAGCAACATCTATGTCTAAAGAGGTGGGCAAAGACCGTATTCAAGAGATGGTCATCCACAATCAGCTCATCAACGTCCGGTACGAATAGGCTTGCCAACATAAGGATTTTAGGGTATAATGTAGGTAAATGAAGTGACTCACGAGTCATACTTACAACACCCCAAAACAAAAAGGAAATTTAATGGCTAAGAAAAAAGAAGACAAGTCCACTACTGGTACAGTGTGGCAGGAACGCTTCGAGAATCGCAAGATCAAGCAACGTCAAATGTTTGAAGATGCCAAGAAGTACTACGACATCATGTATGCCACGCAGGATACACAGAAAATATCACCGTGGAAATCTAAAGTATACGTTCCTATTCTCGCCAGCAAAGCTTGGGACCTCATTGCCCGCATGTCTGACGTTGTACCACTCTTTGATGTCGTCATCAAGAACGAACTAGAACTCGGTGAAGACGGCAACTTCCAGAAGAGCCAAGGCGTCGAAGAGCGTGAACAACGCATCGAAGCTAAACTCCAATATGACTACCAGTGCGGCCACGAAGAGCCTATGAAACTGAAGGTATTTGACCCATTAGTGGATGCAGTCGTAGCCGGTACAGGCTATGCTTATGCTCCGTGGATGTTCGAGGAAAAGAAAGCCTATGGCCGTCAATTTGACGAAATGGGTACGATGGACAACGAAAACACTGTCACCAAGACACAGTCTACCGGACACAATGGTTTCGAGCCTGTCAACTTCTTCAACGTCTTCCCAGCCGATGGCCCTAGCTTCTTCAAGATTCCTTACCTAATCGTCCGTGGCTACAAGCCTAAAGTCGAGATGGAACTAGCTGGCCTGTACGAAAACCTCGACAAATGTGACACCGGCCCTCGTGAACCCGTAGATGAGTTTACTCTCTACAACCAGTCCCGTGACCGTGTTCTGAACGAACTCGACATGGTCTCTATGGATGACACCGTTGAGATGATTACCTACTACGAGTGTTACGAAAAGACTGCTGATGGCATCAGCCTCACTACCTATGCTGAAGGTCTCGCTGACGAAGCTATTGACAGCCCTGACGATGCCCCTTGGGTAGCAATCCGACCTAAGAGTGTCCCTTACTGGCACAATATGTACCCAGTCGTACCATTCTACTGCCGTCGTAAGAGCTTCTCGCCATTCGGTGAGTCTCTGTTTGAGAACAACCGTACCCTCCAATCTGCTACTAACGACCTCTTCAACCACTACCTAGACAACTGGAACCTATCCATTGAGTCTATGCTGATGTACGAAGACGGCACCCTGACTAATGACTTCATCATTGAGCCGGGAGGTGAAATTACATTTACTGGTGAGCCACCTAAGCAGTTTAAGTTCCCAGAACCAAACCCAACCCAGCTATCGCTCGTCATGAACGTACTCGAAAAGGGTATCGACAACGCTACCTTTAGCCCTTACGCAGCTGGTAACCCATCTGACGGCAACGACAAGACCCAAGGCACCGCATATGGTGTTAAGTCTATCACCGAAGCCGCTACGACTAAGATCGGTTTCTTCCGTGACAACTTCAAGCAGTCCATGAAAATCATCGGCCGCATCTGGCTATCGAACCTACAGCAATTCTCTGATGACCCTGCTGAAATCCAGCGTACTCAGAATGGCAAATCTATCCCTGACGTAGTCCTACCTAGCGATTACCAAGGTGAGCTCGAACTAGACATTGACGACGACTCGATGACCCCGCTTTCTAAGCAGGATAAGCTCGACGCCAACGACCGCTTTGTCAACACTATGCTGATGCTCCAAAAGGCATCTATGGCCCAAGCCCAAGCCTTCGCATCACCATCTGACATTACTCGGTTCAACTTCCATGAGATGGCAGAAGACACCGCAGAGCTAATGGGTAAGAAGGACTTCAATCATTACCTGATGGACAGTTCTACCCCGCCACCACAGCCACAAGGCCAACAACGTGATCCTAAAGAGCTACTTAACTTTAGCTACAAGGATGCCCCAGCCGACATCCAAGCACAAATAGAAGCACTGTACGGCTTCCAGCCGTCTTCATTACACGGCCAAGCAACTACTACGGCCGCAATGCAGCACGGAGTAACTCAGTCCCAGATACATAACGGAGACCCCACAGGGGCAAAATTAAATGGCACTAACCAACAAACAAATCCAGCAACGGGTGGACTGGCGCAAAGCTAATCCCGAGAAAGCTAGGCTTATAGGCTGGAGATATGAACTCAAAAGTCTCTACGGTATCACTGTGGAGCAATATGAAGCAATGCTTGAACTCCAAAATGGCGTTTGCGCTATATGTGGAGGTATCAATACACGTAAATTAAAGCTCGCTGTAGATCACGACCACGATACCGGTAAAGTCCGTGGCCTACTATGTGACAGATGTAACCGTGGCATAGGTCTACTAAGAGACTCGAATAACATTACTAATGCACTCAAATACTTGGAGGAAAACAAATGAACGAAGACAATAACCAACTGTCGCCGGACCTAACGCAGGAGGAGCGCCAACGCCTCCGTCTGGAGCTACAGCTTAACGAAGCTGCCACGGCGGAGAGGTTCTTTGAATCCGCTACTGGTAAACTATGGACCGAGATAGCAACCTTTGAGATTACTCAAATTACTCGGGACATTACCTCAGAGAAATACCGCAAGGACCCGACGGGCTATAACAACGCCCTGTCGGACCTCCTCGCCTACAAACGTATCCTCCGCAAAATGCAAGTAGCCGCTTCCCCCGAGCGGGCAGCTAAGATTCGAGAGAAATTAGATGAACCCTCAGAATAATGTTGACAACTCAAGTCAAGTAGGTTATAATGAGGGTACAAATGTCGAAAATGAATTCGTCGATCTCGTGGCTATGCCACCACTCAACGACTTAGAATGTCAGCACGAAACACTCGTTCCTGAACCTGAAGATACTATCGGAGACGCAGTATATCATGGTTGTACGAACCCCAAGTGTGGACGAGGCTGGTACATTCGCCCCGATGCAAATAAAAACCTTAGCTAAAGCTTTTATAGCTTAAATGGAGACAAAATGAGCGACCCAATGCTCGACGGCGTCCTAGACGTTGTCTCAACAGAGGAACCCGCCTTACACGATAAGGTAGCCCCTGTAAAAACCGAAACGAAAACTGAAGCTCCTAAAACAGAGACAAAGACAGAAACAAAAACAAACACAAAAGAAGTAGAACCTTCTGAAGACGACGATGAAGTACTCCCAGATGAACAGGATTTCTCCCGACCATCTAAGGAAACAGAGTCAGAAAAAGAAGTACAAACTACTGAACCTTCAAAAACAGAAACAACTCCCGAAGCGGAAACTGTAGAAGCAGACTGGAAGCCTAGCCTCCCGACTCCACCTCAGTTTAACCTACCTGAACCCATCGTAAATGATGAGGGGTATATCACAAATATGACCCCGCAGGAATACCAGACGTATATCGTCGAAAAGGCTAAACATGAGATGCGAATGGAAGGGTACACCCAGACCTTTGAAAGTCAGGCCCTTGACGCAGCCGAGAAGATTTTACCAGAGATTAAGACTAGCCCAGCTATTCGCTCAATGGTAGAGAACGCTCGTGTAGCAAGCATCCTGACTGGGCAGCAAATAAACTCATACGAGGCTGCCAAACTCGTGAAAGAAGCTCTAGGACTTACTTCGACCAAATTAGCCGAAGCCAAGGCCGCCGGTGCTCAAAACGCAAAAGCCTCAATCACGATACAGAAAAATGCCGCAGTAGAAACAACTGGCTCGACCAAGTCTAAGCCTTCTAACCCGAAGAATGATAACCTCACGAAACGGCTTAAGCAGGGCGAAGATTCAGCTTTCGCTGAACTCTTTGATGACTGGGACAAATCAGGAAAATTAAGTTAGATTAAAAACCGGGTAACCGGATAAAAAACAAAAAAAGGAAATAAATATTATGGCAGTAGGTGGTTATACATACACATACCCAGACGTCGCCCGTAGGGAATCCCTGCTCGATGTCATGAACATGCTTGAGCCAACTGACACTCAGCTCCTAAGTGGACTGATGCAGGGCCCAGCAAACAACACTCTTCACGAGTGGACGATCGACACACTAGAAACTGTTGGTGACAACGCCAACGCTGAAGGTGCTGACGCTCCTGCTGACGCTTCTCTGGACCCAATCCGTCCTCAAAACGTCACGCAAATTTTCGCTAAAACTGCAAAGGTTACTGGTTCTGAGAACGCAGACAACCTGAAGCGTGTAGCTGGCAAGCGCATGAGCCGCGAACTTGTTAAGAAAATGAAAGCTCTTAAGAACGACATCGAGTTTGCTCTTGTCCGTGGTACCATCGCATCTGGTGTCGCCTCGAACAGTGCTGCTTCAGCTCGTCGTCTCCGTGGTGTTAAAAGCTGGATCACCTCCATCGCTTCTAACTACTCTGGTACTACTCTTACCGAAACCATCCTAAACGATGTCTTCCAAAAGCAGTGGGCTAACGGTGACGAAACTGACGCAGTCTACACGAGCATGACTGGTAAGCGACGTATCTCAGGCTTCACAGGCCCAAGTGGTACTCAGCGCCAAATCCCGCTCAACGACCGTCGTCTGACTAACGCCGTAGACGTTTACTCGTCTGACGCAGCAAAGCTTGTTAAGCTCTTCCCTCACCGCCACGTTACGGTTACTGGTGACTACGTCACTACCGCAACTCCCGGCTTTGACGTACTGAGCCTGAATGAAGGGTTCTGGGGCACCGCATGGTACCGCCGACCATTCACTCAAGACCTTGCTATCACTGGTGACTACACAGCTAAGGAAATCCTGACCGAGATGACTCTCGAGTCTCGCAACCAAGCTGCTAGTGGTATCCTCCAAGTGGTATTCTAGTCATCCCCGTATAGGGCTCCTCAGGGAGCCTTGGGGGGAGAACTAAAATGACACCAGAACAAAGAGAAAAGCACCTTAAGGCAATCGACAGGATAGAAACCGCCTCTCGCCCCGAGAAATGGTATCTTACCCGAAAACTATTATTTGAACTCAAGCCGTGGCTCGTCGAAAACGAAGCCCAGCACATCCAAGCCTGTAAGGAACTACGGGCAGCAAGCGAAAAGTTTGCCGCCAGCAAGTCCGGCACTATGCGGAACTCTATGAAACTGTACGGTCCGGTCTATACCACACTTACCAAACTTGACCCCGAACTTAAGCAGGAAATGGGCAGTTATAAAAACGCCAATGCTGCCACGGCGGGCAAACAACTCTGGGATGCCTTCCCCGAGTATCGCATAGCAAGGAATTACTAGATGGCTTACCAATACCAACCCGGATTACTCCAGACAATCGCCTACCTTATGGGCGAGCGCACGGTCAACTCGACTACCTCGACGTCCCGTGCTGATTTTTTACAGAAGACCCTCTCTGAGGCTTATCAAGCATACCCGTGGAAATTCGCCCACACTAATGCAACCCTGAGTATTTCTAGTGGTATTGCCACCCTTCCTACCGCAGTAGATTACCAACATGCTATCCGTGCTTACTTCTACCCAAGTGGTCAAACGCAAGAAACATATCTCGAAGAGATCGACGCTGGCGACAAAGACCGTGTCGCTGCTGGCAGCCGTGCCTTTTGGCTTAACTCTAATGTTGATGGTACTTATAACCTGCAAACTAAAGACACTGATGTGCCTTCTATTATTTTCGGTTACCAGTCTCTAGCCCCTACCCTCGACACTGCTGGAACTGTCGGTACTCCGTACCCTAACGCTATGACCCTCGCTCTCGGTGCCCGTCGGTTCGTTAAGCTAGGTCAAAACCCTGATGCCGACATCTCGCAGGACCAAGCCCTCTTCAAGCAATACCTAAACCAAGACATTGCCGCCGAGCAGATTCCTCACGCCCGTAAGCGACGTAACACTAGGCAACGTCTGACTGGACGTAGCACCGGAGACTTCTAATGAGTGTCCGTAAAGCTAACAAAATACCGTCCAAGCGAGTCCATCCTCCACAACGTCTCGTAGTCATGAACCCTAATAAGGGTCTGAATAACCTCGTCTCCCCTTCCCTACTGGATAACAAAGAGTGGGCCGATATTATGAACATGGAGTATGACGAAGGTGGTGTCCTTCGCAAGCGCTTCGGCTACACTAAGGTAGGTGATACTCTTTCTGCCGCCCGTGGACTAGGCTTTTATACAACTGATACAGTTCGCCAGCTAGTGACGGTTGATTCCGGTACCCTTAAAAAGTACACAGGAACAACGTGGTCTGCTGCTGCTGGTGCTACCTTTACTGCTGGTCAGGACACCGTCTTCTCGAGTGCTCGTCTGAAACTATTTATCTGGAACTCTACTGACGGCGGAGCTTATTACGATGGTACAACTGTTACTCGCCCCGGCACGATGCCAAAGGCTGGTTTCTCTGTTTATTACCAAAACAAGCATATTGCTTCTGGTGTTCCCGGCCAGCCAAGCCGTCTCTATATCTCGAACATCTCTGATGCTACTGACTTTACTGTTACAACTGGTGGTACACAACCACAGCCTGATAGCACCAATGACTCCGAGAACGGCAACCCGAACGTGCCGGGTGCTACCGTATTTACAGGTACTCCTGCCCTAACCGAAGCCAACGTCATTGACATCCGCAAGAACGATGGTGACAAAATCACGGGCATCGGCCTGTTCCAAGACCTCGTCATTATCTTCAAAGAGCGCTCGATTTATCAACTTGTCTTTGACGGCAACGGTAACCCGACTGTCACCCCTATTACCTACGCAACCGGAGCTGTTAGCCATAAGAGTATCGTAGCTGTCGAAAACGACCTCTACTTCATGTCCCGTGAAGGTATTCGTATTCTTGGTAACCAACAAGGTTACATCTCTAGCTCCGGTTCTACGATCCGTACTCGTGTCATCTCGATCCGAATACAACCCACAATGGATTCGATTAACACAACTTCGTACACCCGCCTGAATGGTATCTACTACAACTACAAGTTTATTCTGGCCGCACCAACAGGTAGCTCGAGTATCGACCGGCAGATTGTCTATGATACCCGCTTCGATGCCTTTACGGTATGGAAGAACTTCAACTCC